GTTTGATGCTCTTATGCCTCCCCCAGGTAAGAAAGAGGAAGAGAAGGCTACAGCAGAACCCGATGCAGCAACCATGTTAGCTGAAGTAGTTAATGTAGATGGCTAAGATAACTAACACTTTAACATTTGAGCAGCAGAAAAAACTTCTTCTTACGCCTTGTAAGAATCGTCAAGAAGTTAAGAACTGGATACAATATCACCTCGGATTATCACTTCCAGATATTACAGTATCTAGATACTCAGACACTAACCCATTGGATGTCATCTGGGAAGTGTATCGCATCTGTGTTCTAGCGCAGAACCCCGATAATATTCAGGAGCTTCTCTTCGTCGCTGGTCGAGGATCTGGTAAGACCCTCGGAATGGCTATTGCTGAACTTATGATCTTGCTACACGACAAGCGAGATGTTGTTCACGTTGGTGCTATTCAGACTCAAGCTGAACGATGTTATGCCTATCAAAAAGGCTTTCTATACAATCGTAAGTTGAAACCTATAGTAACTCCGTCTGATATTCCTGAAGACGAGCGCATCCTTGAGAAGGCTAACATGTCGAAGTCTATCTTCAACATTGGTCCAGACAAGGTCACTCTAGAGGTTCTTCCCTGCACACTCAAGGCTTGTAACGGACCCCACGTTCCACTAGTCGTAGTTGATGAGATCGACACCGTTTCCGGTGAAGGCGTTAAGGCTTTCCGCGAAATCTCCGGTATGTTAGACTCAAGATCTGGTAAGAAGGCCCTTCGTGTAGGTATCTCTACCCGTAAGTCTCGCTATGGATTGATGAATCAGAAGCTTGAGGAGATTGAAGGAACACCAGATAAGACGCGTGTTGCGCGTAGGTGGACTGCCTTTGAGTTCACTGAGCGTTGTCCTGATAGTAGATCCGGCACTACTCCTGTAGAATTATTTGTTAACCAGGATAAGATGGAAGTGCTTACACAAGAGCAGTTCGATAAGAAAGATAAGAACAAGCAGAAGGAATATCAACCTCACAAGGGGTTTAACGGATGCATTAAATGTCCACTGTTCTCTGTATGTCTCACTGATGCTAAGAAACAGACCTCAACATCACCTATGCTCAAGACTATAGATGAAATGGTCCAGAAGGTTCGAGCTGAAGGTGCCGACTGGGCCTTAGCTCAACTTATGAATCTAAAACCTTCTGTAGAAGGCATTGTCTTCAGGGAGTTTGAGGAAAAGACTCATCTCAAGAACTGGAATGAGATGTGGCAGATATTAGTAGGTAAACCCTTTCCGGGCGAGTGTACGCATGACATATTTGTCAAGAAGTGCCACGAACTCAATATTCCGTGCTATGCTGGCATCGACTGGGGTTTCTCAGCTCCAAATACTGTTGTATTCTTCTTTGTTGACTCTAGAGATAATATCTTCGTGGTCAAGACTGATGGTATAACCCAAATTAGCTCTCCAACATGGATTCACCATATTAAGACTAAGTATCACACCATGTACAGGGTTCAACTTTATGTCCCTGATGCTGCTGATCCTGGCGCTATTCAAGAAATGCAAAAGGCAGGCCTACCTGTTGCCAACCAGCCAGATAAGGGCTCAGTTAATACTGGTATCCAGGTTATTAAGAAATTTTTGAAGATGCCAGGTACAACAGAGTCAAAGATTTTCTTAGCTAAGGATAACTGTATTCCTTTAGTTAGAGAGTTTAATTTATATCACTATAAGGTAAATGCTGCAGGCTTGATTACAGATGATCCGGATACAGAACACGATCACTGGCTAGACGCATTGCGTTATCCAATGACACTGCTGTTTGGGAAGTCCCAAATCATCCTAGGAAGTGGTTTGATGGATCAGGCTGCCAGTTTACAGGATACGCAGGGAAACTTTCATAGGATGCCAACGCCGGTCGAATATGCACTGACACAAGGCATAAGAATGAACGACCAGGAGCCAGACAAGTCTAAATTAGGTAAGATAGGTAAACCATCTGAGTTAGAAGACCCAGGTGACGACGATGACTCTACTGGTGGGGCTGGTGGATTCTTATGGAGCATTTAAGTGACTAGCAGGTATAATTAAAGTATGGCATTCTGGGATAGGTTTACCAAAAAAGGTATGCAGGGCGAGATTGAAGAGCTTTTAAAGGCTGATGGCGTTGGTTCTACGCCTGAAGTGCCTTCAGGCGGCATCTCATCTTTTGCCTCACCGGAAACTGGAGCTGCAGCTGACGGTGATAGGCTACCCGATGTCAAAGAAGAGCTACATGATGCTAGTAAACAAATAGGTCGCAAAGCTTTTGTTGATGATCCTTACTTCGATCTAATCGGTTCACAAGTCAACTACAAATTTAAACTTACACGCATATCAAATAAGACATTGAAGGAAGTCTCTGTGCGAGACTGGCTTATATCAGCCATTATTCAGTGCCGTGTTGATACTTTGCTAAGATTCTCTAGGCCCGAACATCGCCGTTTTGAGATGGGCTATCGTATTCTTAAAAAGGATGGAGAGTCTCACTATTCTGATCAAGAGAAGAATGAGATTGCTGCCATCGAAGACTTTATCTATCATTGTGGTCGTAAAGAGGGAACTCCAAGCGACGATAAGAGAAACTTCGGTGAGTTCTTGAAGGTGATTGCCAGAGATGCACTTACATTCGGACATGTCGCTATTGAAAAGGTTAAGACTAGGGCAGGCGGCTTACACAGGTTTCGTCCTCTGCCAGCAGAGTCTATGTACCTGATCAATAAGGCTCTATCAAAAGAGCAGGTCAACTCTAATGCCATGAAGAGTTATCAACTCACTAAACCAAAGAGCAATAATGATCCTAAGGCTGATCAAGTAGTTAATGAAGTTAAGAATGACTATGTTAAATACGTTCAGGTCTCATACGATAACAGGCCTCTTGCTACATTTGGCGATGAAGATTGCATCTTTAAATTATTTAATCCTCAGAACTTCTCTGATTCGATGGGTTACTGTTATTCTCCTCTTGAGTTGGCAATTATTAATATCACGAATCATTTGAATGTTGAAAATTATAATGCCAACTTCTTTACGCATGGTTACGCTGCGCGTGGCGTATTGCATCTTAAGGGTACTGTTACACAGGCGCAACTTGCTAACTTTCGTAGAACCTTTTACAACAGTATTACTGGTCATCAGAACGCTTGGAGAACTCCAATTGTTGCAGGTCTAGATGAAGTTCAATGGGTACCAATGTCCGCAAATGCTCGCGAGATGGAGTATCTTAACTACAATAATCATCTAATGCGCATTCTGTGCGCTCAGTTTCAGATTGACCCTGTAGAACTTGGTTTAGATTATCTAATCTCTTCCAACGGCCGTGCACCCATGCAGCAGTCTAGTAATGAATACAAGATTACATACTCACGCGAGCGTGGTCTAGTGCCGATTCTAATGTTCTTAGAAGACATCATGAACGCAGATGTTCTTACGGCTTTAGATCCAGCTATTGCTGCTAAATATAAGTTTGTCTTCACTGGTATGACTGAGGAAACGCCTCAAACTGAGATCGCTCAGATGCAGGCTGAGATGTCTGTGTGGAAGACCATGAATGATCTTCTGAAGCAGGCTCAAAAAGACAAGATTGACGAGAAGGTCGCTGACCTTCCTCTGAATCAGGCATTCTGGGCACTTGTTGAGAAGAACTACACCCGCGGAGAGATCCGTGAACAGTTCTTTGGCGATAAGGGTGCGTCTAAAAGACGAGAATTGCAATATATTCCTGGCGATCCAGCATTCATGAGTTGGAACCAGTTTATTGCTACCCTTGATGCTCAGAAGCAGCAAGCCGCCCAAGCAGCTGCTCAACAGGATGCTGCAGCACAGGAAGCGCAGATGAAGATGGCTCAAGAGCAGCAGAAGCATGAACATGCAGAAGCTGGTCACAACCGTGATAAAGAGAAACACAATCTTGAGATGGAGCAAATCAAGGCTAAAGCAGCTAGTGATGCTGTGCAGCATGGACTTAAAGATACAGCTAAGCAATTTGGCGCATCTAAGGCCACCAATGTTGGTGGTACAGAAATTGCTAACCCAATGAACAAGACTGATGGCTCAGATTGAGCTCTATATCATAGAGAGTAGTGGGGAAGTTGTAACTAAAGAGTGTTGTAACTCAGTTGTGATGCTCACGAAGGTGCTTTATCGACTGAATATCATAGATGGAGAACAAGCACTCAAAATAGTTGCCAAGTTTAGAATTCTGTTTGTATAATCCGCACATGGCATTATGGATCTGTGAGGGTTTAGATAGAGTCGGTAAAACATCTGTTGCTCAACTTTTTGAGAGCAGGGGGTATGAAATTATACATATGTCTGCTCCCCCAAAAGGACAAACTGCAGACTTATTTCTAGAAGACATGATCGAAATTATTTCCTCTGCTGCCCATAAAGACGTTTTTTTAGATCGCTCTTATTATGGCGAAATTGCAGTTTGGCCCCAAATATATGGACGTCAATCTCTCCTGGACGAGCAAGGATTAGAAGTCCTTAGAGAACTTGAAGAAACTGTTGGTACAGTGCGTATCCTCATGCACGATCCTAACAGCGAAGCTCATTGGCAACGTTGTGTAGATAACAAAGAACCATTAACTAAATCGCAATTTGTTAAGGCTAGATCTTTATTTTCTGGTATGGCTGACAAGTATGGCTTTGAGCGTAAGACGTTAAAGGACTATCCAGATGCAGAGCAACCGCTACCCGCGCAAAATAAAGATAAAAGTGTCAAGCCCAATTCTACTTCCGATGCCAATACTTCATCTGATTCTCCTGCTAAAGAAGTTGGGAGTGATCGCTCCAATATTATAAGTAAATCTAAAGAGCAACTCAAACTTGAGCGCGCCAATATTATCAATGAAGTCCTAGATAAACGCATCATAAGAGGTAAGGGACCAATGTATGACGATGTAGAGAGAAGCGTGCGTCACTTCCTTAATATGGAATTGGGTAAAATTCTAGGGACAACAACTTCAACTCCTGGTCTCTCAAATGAAGAGATAGAGTTGCTTAAGTTCTTCTGTAAAAGATTAAAAGATAAGGAGTCAGAGTAATGAAGGGTTTTAAACAGCAAGCACAGGGTTCTCGTAAGGAAAGACTTCGTGAGTTAGAGATTGAGGTTAAAAATCTCGCCATGTCAGCAAGGATTAGTCAAATGATGACTCAGCAGATCATGCAGAATATGAAACCTATGCATGAAGATCTTACTCGTGTCACTGGCCTTATTCAGGAGCTTCAATATAAGGTCTTGGCAGCTCAAAAGGTTGCTGGTCTAGACATTGAACAGCTCAATACAGCCGCGAATGAGATGCGTCTTGCAGACTTTAATGAGGTCTCTGATAGGGAAGACAAGGAGAAGGGCTTCACTGTTGGTGATGTTGTGAATGAGCAATCTATTATTGTACTTACTTCAAAGACTGAAGAGAAGGATCGCGGTATCTTCCGCTCACGTTTCAAGCTGTCCGAGTGTGGTGTTCCTGACCTTATCAAGGCTTTTACTGGTCGTGAAGTTGGCGCCAAGGCTCTTCTTCCATTGAATGGAATTGAACATGAAGTTGAACTACTTGCCATCAGACAGCCACCTTCAACTCCTACTGAGCCTCAAGGTGCTGAGGTAGTGGGTAACGCATAATGTCGTCAGATGAAGATAACAAGATGGACAAGAGGTGTCCACGCGCGCTCGAATGCATGCCTGACTCCTTTTGTCCTTTAGCAGTCATGCGCCTCAGGGCTATAAGAACTGCCGGCAGAGAATTGACAGAAGAAGAAGAATCTAAGCTGCCAGGTTGTCCTTGGAGCGTTAATCATCAAATGTCAAATTATTGTTTTTTTGACTATATAAAAAACTTCTCTGGCGATAAACAACCTTCTGACGTAGAAGTTGCATCCTTAAACTGTATATCTGTGGAAGCAGTCAAGAAGACCGAAAAGATCGCCCTGAACAAGATCAGGGATACAGAGCAGTTTAAAGATCTTAAAGAGTCACTAGATGGTGAAAGTATAGTAGACGACAAACCATCAGACGAAGATTATCGTATTTATCGATGAACCATAAATTTGCATTAATAGTTTTACTTAATAAATTGGGTATCTGTAAGGCCAAGTTTGAATATACTTATAGCTATCGAAGTGGGCCTATTTTTACGTTAGGCCAACTTGATCCTATTGAGATTGTAGACCATGATTTTGATGTTGTTATTAAAAAGTGTAAATAGTTACTTTTACCCTAGCTAAAACTATGATACTGTATAGGTATGGCAAATGCTGGTATCTATTGTATTCGTAATACTATTAGTGACAAACGTTACATAGGATCTTCCCGTAATATCTCCAATCGTTGGCGCGTTCACCAAAGTCGTCTTCGCTTAAACAA